GGGACCAAAAGTGCTAAAATTGTAGTGAGTGCTAGCTTACCGGTCTCGTTAAATGTGTTGGTCGCATTGTTACAGATAAGAGTTACTTTTGTGGAGTCTTTGTCACGTTCTGCATAGGATTGGCAGGACCACGTTTGATACCCTACAATTAGAAACTGAATCAGGAATATTCCTGCTAATGCTCGAATAAGAAGAGCTCTCTCGTTGAATTGAACCATGCTTGCCCCGCTAGTATAGAGTTTTACCCTTTCAAGGACAGCAAAACCGAGAGAAGAGAAAGATCTCCGAGAAGTTTAGCTGAGGCTACTTGATCGGTCTGCTCAGAAAAGGATTCCTCAGAGCTTCTAAATAGCTTCTGTAGCCTCAAAAGGTCGGCGCTGTACTTTCGTGAGACAGCGCTCGAAATTTGAGACACTTTGGGAAGTTTTGACCCTGCAAACGCTGCTCCAATACCAGTGAACTTTCCTGCAAGTAGGGGCAGAGCTTGTTGGACAATCTCACGACTTTCCTGGCTAGTTAGAAAACTGTCCACACCCGAGTGGGCACTTTTCCCTAGGAACGCGGCAGACGCTTCTGTGAGTAGGTCTCTTACAAAATCCTCACCCGACTTCAAATGGCGAGAGTGAAGGCCCGTGGCAACCACCGCTTGAACAATAGTTTCCGACAACTTTTCTGTGGTTTCTGGGGGTATGCCGTAGCGAGTTTCTAGGTACTTTGATACAAGGGGTCCAACAACTTTCCCCGCTTTCCACGACGTTACGTTGGCCCCAACATGCTCTCCAAGGTGCAACAACCTCTCGCTGTTACGCGAGAGACTGTCGCTCACTGGCGCCGGCAACTTTTTCTCGCACTTAAAATCCTTGCTTATGCAAGTCGCTGAGCAAGACTTTCCTGCTGTGCATTTTTTCCTAGGATTGCCCACTGATTGTTCCCCTTAGTCATGGCCAGGGTCAAGGTCAGAGTCAAGGTCGTCTTCGCTTTCATTCAAGAGCTCGTCTACTATGCGGTCAATATCCTCGTCAGATAGCTCTTCGTCATAGTCGTCTTCCAGTTCTTCCAGTTCGTCCGACTCATCCAGCTCGGATTCTTCGCTCAAGAGCTCGTCGATTAACCGTTCTACTTCGTCATCGGTAAGCTCCGGCTCGTCTTCTTCGCCCGTGTCAAAATAAGCGTCATCTTCGTAGTCGTCATCTTCGAGCGAATCCTCAGAAAGCTCTTCACCGTCGCCATCTGCAAGAAGCTGATCAATAAGCTCCTCAAGCTCTTCGTCGGAGAGCTCTTTCTCGGGTTCTTCAATTCCTGGAACAAGAACTTGATTGGCCTGAAAGTCTTTGTTTGACCCGTCGTTCGCCTTCCACAGACCAGTGTGCTGAATCCACGGCGAAGTGTTTAGAACTAGGTTAGTAGGAAGGCCCGTGTATTTATCTGTCTCTTGGTCTTCTGGTTCAAGGATCTGTGCTGCGTAGGCGGCTCTGAACGCTTCAATCGCGTCAGTGTCGAAGTCACCGTTGATTCTGTTGGACATTGTATGGTTTGTGGACTGCTAAACTTTACCCTCCGCTTACCTCAGATCGATTCGTACTTGCCTGAAACATCCTGCAGCATTTTTCCATTACCTTGGAGGTTCTCTCGGTATTTTTTGATCTCGGACTGGACATCGGCGCGGAACTTTCCTTCCTCGATAAGCTTTCTCTTGCGTTCTTCTTGGGTCTCTTCAGACTTTTCAATAAGTCGTCCATCTGCGGTAACTTCAAGGTCGCTTTGTAGCTTCGCCGGGGCAGCAGGATTCGGATTCACCTCAAGAGTTAAACGGTCAAGCAACTTATCGAAATGGTCTCGAAGTGAGCGGCGACAGATAGCGTTGGCGGATATGTCCATTGGACCGCAAGGTACGCGGTATAGCTTCTCAATTTTGTCTTTGGTCTTTAGCACAGTTAGGCTCCATTGCGGGGCTTTTCTACCCATTCTTTGTAGTAGTCGGCGTAATGCCGGCCTTTTTGCTTTTCCTTGAGTGGCTTTGCCGATGCTTTGTTCGACTCCCTCATTCCAAGAACCAAAGTGTCTCGCATTGCTCGGAGTTGCTCGCGAGGGATTGTGCAAAGGCTGCTGTCGCGATACGAACGAAACTTGTGTGCGACATCTGAGGGATCGTCACACTGCAAGAAAACGGACCATACCCCGTAGGATTGAGGGTGGCTGAGGGAGCCAGGTGGCAGGCTTTGTTCTAAGGCCAAGCGGTCGGGGCGAGGGAAGCGAGTGTCTCTCCTCATGGTTTTGCCTCAGGGCTGGGCTTTGGCGGGGCACAAGTCACGGTGCTATTGTTATGGCTGGCTAGGGTGAGTTTTACCCCCCGTAACCCTGGGTGAGTTGAAACTCACTCTGAAAGCACCCCCTCTAAACCACGAATTTAGCACCCTTACTCGGTAAGTTTTTGGTTAGTCCGGGAAGACCGGGTTTACCTTTATGTTGTGAACCTTCTCTATAAGTCTGGATACTTGGGTTCTTTCCTTCACGATTTCGGGTCTACTTCCATAGAAGTTCTGATTGTCGGAGGCGTTTTCAAAGGCTTTCTGAGGGTCTTCACCCCTTTTCATGTTCTTAATGAAGTCGTCATGAAGATATGCCAACCCCTCACGTCTGGGTCCGTACATTTTAGCCAGTTGATCAAAGCTAGGTCTATTTGCGCCCACACGTTCAGGGTTAGAGGCTTTGTCCGCCGCTTTCTTACCCTTACCCACCCGATCAGCCGGACCAGCCTCAGTACCCTTCTTACACTTCCCTCGGGTTCCATAGGCCGAGCCGTCGGCTCGGACACAGCGAGTGAATTCGTACGAATCAAGTAAAGTGTTCACAGCTTCTTCAATGAATGGGTATTTGTTCCCGTAATTTTCAGAGAAGGAGAAACCTTCGGATGCTAACGCATCCGCTTCATTGCGGAATTCTAAAGCTTCGCCTAAGTTACCTTTCAGTGCTTCTGAAAGGGCTTCGAGGTAACAGTGGTCGAGTTTGTTCATGGTTAAAATTGTGAAGAATACGGGGGGGGGGGGGGGTTTAGACCCCTCGGTCCTTTTATTTTACCCTTAAGAAAGGGGCCTTTCGGCCCCTTGTCTCAGTCATGCCACCCGTCAAGGAAAGTAGTGATCAAGCTTCGTAAGCCTCCAAGATTTCAGCTATAATTCCATTTCTTACAATATCCTCTCTTTCAAACTTAACTCTCCCTACACCCCGAATGGAGGAAAGTCGATGGTAGCAGTCTAAGAGTCCATTTTCAGGTTTAAACACATCGAGGTCAATTTGTCTAGTGTCCCCTGTAATGATAACTTTTGAATCTTTTCCAACCCTACTAATGACGGTTTTGACGTTTTCGGGCATAGAGTTCTGAGCCTCATCAAAAAGAATCAGACACTCATTTAGCGATCTTCCCCGTAAGTCCTCTAGAAGAGTGGGCTCTACAATTTTCTTATCAACCAAGTAGTCAGCAGCCCCCCTGCTCTTAGTCATTACAACCAAATTGTCGTATACTGGCCCAACAAGAGGTTTCATCTTTTCCTCAAGCGTTCCAGGCAAGGCACCCCTACTTCTTTGATGAGAGCATCCTACATCACTTCGAATGTAGTAAACTTTCTGTATATTACCTTTTGAAATCTCAGTCAAACCCCACCACAGGGCCACAAGAGTTTTCCCAACTCCGGACGGTCCAATAGCTATGGTAACTGTATTTTTATTCAAAGAAGTCCAAAGATCTTCTTGGCGGTCAGACTTTGAGTAGAAGGGCATGACATCCATACCCCGGCCATAGGAACGTTCAACCGTTTGAGCTGTTTCAGCGCGACGTGACTTGCGCTTGTCTCGACTTTTCAACATGGTATAAGAGGATTTGACAACAGTGGATAGCTTGTATTCTTCGTTGATAACCAGGACTACATAATCCTTCCCCTTTTCGAAACGAATGGTAGAGTTTATTGTGAAAGGGAAACCCTACGGGCTAGTTTTACCCGTTGGTCCCCCTTTGACTAAATGGTGGCGTTTAAGTCACTCGTGAATCCTTTCTACGAATAGATCGAAACCGTCAGCCCCGCCACACCACCGAGAGTAGGAGTCTTCTGGGATCACATACTGGGGTCTTTTCTTAGCTTGGTCAAGGTACCTGTCTGAGGCAGGGTCTGTAATGAGACAACGTGTCCCGTGCAACTCCTGCATTATTGCAGTGTTTTTATCAGTTGGTGAAATAGCCATTTTAACTGTTGAGAAACAACAGCAACTTTTTGTGCGGTTGCGAATCGCAATCTACACCAGAATTAAACAGCAGGTGGAAGCAGTTCCATGAAGCTAACCAAAATAGCATCCATTATATCTGAGTACGATCCAATGCACTCCCAACTTTTAAACAACACGTTGTGTATATCTGAGTTGGATGCTACTTTCCCCGACTTTACCATTAGATTGGTCGCAAGTGCCTTAGCCACCACTCTCTCCTTGCTCACTCGAACAGGTAGACCTGGCTTCTCCAGGTACTGTCTCCAGAGCCCACTCTCAATAGACGACTCAATAACAACTTCTGTCACGCCGTATGCTTTGGCGGCCAGAGAAACAATTACGCCAACAGTCTCCAAGTTCCAATTCGCCTGGTACGCGTCGAGAATGTACACACAGTCCTTTTCCTTCGTGTATCCCGCTACACAAATCCCGGTCTTATCCGCGTTGCCTGGCGAGCAAGAGGGGTCAATAGAGATAATAACCTTGTCCAGGTGTGGGATCTCGGAGTAGACTCCGAACCCAGTGTTGGGCACCCCTTTGTACAACCACGAGAACTTTACATCTCCGATTGTTTTTCGTAAATCCTGTAGATTCTTCGGGCTAAATGTGGAGTTTCGGAAGGAAAGAGCGTCATTGATACCCTGCCCAACTTTCCTACCTAGAATATCAACCTTGGCTTCTTCTTCGCTCTCAATGATGGCGGATAAGTTAATGTGAACGGCTCCGTTCGGGTTTGAGACTGGGTCAAAGACACCGTACTTTTCCAGAAAGTAGCTGAAAATATCCCCCTCACCTCTTCGAGACCCGAGAACGACTATTGCATTTTTGCCTACGTAATGGTCTCCTATCTCGCGTATCTGTTTCTCGTTGACACTTCCGTCCGAAACACCGTCGTGGCAGTCGTCGATTAGCCATACGCCTGGCGTTTCGTATAAGCTACCGTAATAGTCCCCGCACACAGACCCCCCAAAGGAGACTGGTAAAACATGAAACGATGCAAGTGGGGGAACCACAGAGGAGTACGTCCGAAACGGAGGGGACTGAACCAAATGCTTAGTCTTGTGAACTACCGACGCGGCAAGATTCTGTGTGTACGAGGTTACAAAGTGGTTAGCCATGGGGTCTTTGCTAAGGAGCCAGGACAGCAAGTGAACCCCCAGAGTGGTTTTTCCTGATCGTGGTGGCATTGACACGAGGAGAATTGGGTACCTTCCTTCGGCGATGTCCTCAAAGGCGGACCCTATCACTTCGTACGCTTTTGTATCGAGCGGTGCGTTTTCGAGTGCGAAACCTCCTGCACCGGACACAAGATCGCAGAAAGCAAGAAAGCTACTTTTCGCACTTTCCTTAGCGAACGCTTCTTGAGGTAACCCCTCAAGTTTCAGCTCAAGGAGTTTTCGTCGGTAGCTCCTCCAGCTTGAGTGCTCTGCTAGCTGAGAAGCGTGCGTTATTTTTTGGTGTTTAAGTGACATCTTGTGGTTGTGTTTGTGTTGTCTTGGATTGAGCTAATTAAAAAGGTCGTAGCCGGATCCGCTCCGAAGACCTCGGCTGCGGCCACCCCGGAAAATGCCCCTATCAAGTGTCTCGGCAGACTGGGGGTCAGGGTCGTTTAAGCCCGTACTGCGGGGGACTCTTCGGCCCCCGACCGATACAATTCGCTCTTCGAAAAGCCCACCGTAGGATTGACCGTCTCTGAACATCGGTCTGCGTAGGTCACCAGCCCATTTTCGACTCTGAATGATCGAGTCTTGTATACCCCGATCCACAGAGTCAATTTTGAGCGAGTAGTAAGTCAGCGCCCATACCATGGCGTCAGTACTATCGTCGTGGCGAACATACGGGAAAGAAGTTAGTTCCTTTACGAACGCGTCAGTCCATAGTCCTCGAACCAGTATAACGCGATGGTTTTCGAGTAAAGGGCAGACTGCCTGAAGGCGAGTCGTTTTTGACTTCAGCGGCCTCATTTCCTCGATGGGTATCTTAGCCTCTCGTTTCAGCATTTGAATGAGAGAGTGCCCCGATGCGGCTTTCTCAATGCATAATACCTTTGCGTTGTATAGGGCGTAATGCTGCTTTACCGAGTCAATCAAGTCAGGAAAGCCCCACTTGCCCTTGACAATCTCACGAATGTAAACAGTATCTGGATTACGAGTGTTTATGCCAGCGACGCATATTGCGCTCTCATCAGCTTTCTCCCGCTCGGAGAAAGCGCAGTCAACTCCAAACCAAACAACGTCCAAGGGTGGGCAGTCTTCTTCCTCAATCACCTCCACCCAGCTATTCTTTACAATCTGCCCCTCAGCCGATACAGGAACCCCTTGGTAAAGAGCTGCGAACTTAAAGCTACCCATTATCTTTTTCTGGGACTCAAGCATCGGAACAGAGAAAGCGGGGTTGTCGGGCCAGTGGCTCTTCCCCATCTCTCTACCTAGAGGGTCATTGTCAGGGTCCTCACAGAGCCCTGCAATGTTTATCCACCTCCATCCGAAAGGATTATCTTCAGGGTCATATAAACCATCACCGTCCATTAAGACCCCATGAAGGTCTTTCTCATGAAAACGTGTTGCTATAATGACTTGGGCGTAGTGATTTGTTCTTCGTGTGGACATTTGCTCTGCCCACCAACTTTCTAAGTTGTCTAGTGCTGCTTTAGAGTCAGAAGATTTCAAAGGGTCGTCAATTAGTGCCGCACCAATACCCGTGGAATCCATGTCTATGGTTCCAGACGTGAAACCAGTGAGAATACCTCCAACGGACGTCGCAAGTACATAACCACCCCCAACTAAGTCATATTTCGAGTCGCGGTTAAACCCTGAAAATTCAGGAAAGACCTTCCTAAATGAAGGGGTCTTCATCATGACAACCGCTTCTCTGTGAAACTTCTGAGACAGGGAAGCCCCATAAGAAGCCAAGATGTGCTGAGTTCTTTCGTCTTTTCCGAGCAACCACGCTAGGAACATTGTGGAAAGCATTGACTTCCCTGAACGTGGTGGGCACGAGATAATAAGCCGATTGTATCGACGTTCGTAAAGATCCTCAAAGGCGCTTGCAATAATCTCATGAAAGGGGGAAACTTTTAAGTCCCCATTTTTCATAATGTCACAAAAGGCCAGGAAACAATCTCGGGCAGCCTTGAACCTGAACTCCTGAATTACAGATCGAGGTGCCTCAAGAAGTTCAAGCTCTCGAATACCTTTCGTATATTTTCTCCACCGGGATTTTTCCTCTAGCTGTGAAGCGTGCGTTATAGACGGGGGGCGAAAATTCATATTACACTGTTATACGTTTTACGGGTCTCTCACTCAATACTTTTTAGCAACTTCGTAAGTGTCCCGTTATATTCTTTCGCCAGTATCTGCTCTTGTTTGCTTTCTGAATCGGTCAGACTCACAATATCCGACACAATCTCGCGGTGCGCTTTCACAGCCGAGTTGAACACAGTCACAAGATCTCGAGTGCTGCACTCCTCCAAGTGGTCTTGAAGCAGCTCAAGAGCGTCTTCAGCAACCTGCAATGCTGCTGCGGCAAGGGTCTCTTTCTGCCTCAGGATTTTGTCGTTCGAAGTTGTTGTCATAGTGTTTTTCTGCATCGTGAGCACCCCGTATTTGAAGTGGGATAACTCCGGAAGTTTTGCAATTGTTTAAGGATGGCCTGCGCCAAGGCCGAATTGTTGGACTTAACAGCAACGTCATACTGTGCCCAGAGCTGTGCGGGAGTTGCCATACTTAATAGAGACTCGGAGGATTTGGCCCGCCTTCGCAAGGAATGCAGCCGAGCTTCCACAGGGAATTAATCGACGCAAGCTCGAAGGAATCTTGTATCAACCAACCTTTACCCTGCGGAGACTGGGCTACAAAGTAGAACCGTCCCTGCGGTGTTTGAATAAACGTGTCGGGTTTTACACCGACGAGTGTTCCACCCATCAAAGTTTGCGACTTGCCGTTTGGATCTAGGGGGTCTGAGTACAGGGTTCGGTTCGCCCCTCTCACAATTGCGAACTCCCCGTAGGTGAGTCCCGACGACCACGACGCATCCTTCACACTTAGCGGGTCTATTCCCCCCTTGGCTGCGCCAGAAACCGTGTTCCTCCAAAGATCCACAGCGTAACGAGCAAGCTTTTTCCCGGAGTTAACGTAGAAAACTTCCTTTATGGGCTGCTTTGTTGTGGCGTTCCAAATTGTTACAACCAAGCGACCGTCCGCCGTGAAATTCTTATTACTTAGCAAGTAGATCGGCTGATTTAAAGGATCTTCGAGGAATACTTCACTAGGGCTGCGAACATAGACCCAATCTCCTGACTGCGTAAGTTCTTCGCTCCACTGCACTCCGAGTGCGTCTGTGAACGCAGCATCCAGGGGATTCGTTTCAGGGTACCACGGCACATACACACTCCCCGTTGCTTCATCGAGGACACCAGCCAAAGGCAAAGAAGTTAGGACATTTAGAGTGGGAAAAATTTGGCGGCAATCACCACGTTGAACACAGGGGTCGAGTGCGATATACGGCAGGGTTTCCTCGATAGTTACGGACCAGTTTTGAGTGTAGGTGTACTGGGACTCCGGGCTTAAGCCTGTGAACTGGGACGTAGAGCATCGAAAAGGTTCCAAAACTTGCACGTAAGCACCCGAAGGGGCACTCCCCGACAGTGTGATTTTTGCGCCCATGAGGAGTTGCGTGGCAAAGTCGTGTCCGGAACTCGTCAGGTAGTTTTGGCACGAAAAGTTAAGCTCGAAATTGAGAGTGTCTTCGTATATGAAAGGCACTCGGTTTTTAACATTGCTTGTTGAGCTTTCGTAGCGCACAACAATGTTGTTCGTCTGAGTTACAACGCCCTCATTCTCAACCGCGTCAGCCAAACGCAATACATTAACCCCAATTGGTATGAGGGGGGAGGCAATAAGAGAGTCGCAGAGGAATTGCTCTATTTTAGTTATTGTATTCAGTTCCATTTAGGTTGGGACTTAAGGGTAGATCGTATCAGAGCCGTTAACGCGATAGCCGCCTGCGTCGTTCGGCTCTGTAATTTGTGGAGTCCCACCTAAGTCTTCGTAGTTTCGTGCTGAGATCCAGTTAGTCTCAGAGTTGTTTTGCCCCGTTGCCCCAAAACCAGCACGAAAGTCCGGAGCCTGGTCTCCCGCCATGTCCGTGTTCCATCCGCCGAAACCTTTACCTGAAACTCCGTTGTACCGTTGGGGGACGCGCCAAGAACGCATGATCCCAGCTTTCGTATCTATAGCTGAGTCACCGTGGCCCGCACGAACCGAAGTCATTTCTCGTTCAGCGTCGAGTTGTTTTAGTGCTTCGGTGTAATCCTTGAAAACATCTTCTCTTCGCCGGACATTATCCAGGTAGTATCGGGCTATAATCAGTGCCGTTCGGCGGCGGTTGCTCGTAATTAGGACCTTTCCCGCTTTCCCTGACTGCTCAATGTATGAGTCTATGAGAGCGTTTGCATCCTCGATTGCCATTCGCATCTTGGCAACATTCACCGAGTTTGCACTCGCGTCGTCAATGTTTGTAAGTTGTACGGCTTCCTTGAGTCCGTAAGCGATAATGAAATCGTCGGGAGACGCGCTACGCGGGTCGGACCTGTTTGGCGTTAAAACACCTGAGCGATCTTGATGCGGATAGCCGTAACCGCCAATAGTCTGCCCAAGGTTGGAACCCTTGCGAGAGCTTTCCGTTTGTTCGCTCGGTGTGAGCGTGTTTCGGACCGAAACTCGGTAAAAGCCTCGTACTGCGTTTCTTTTCTTTACAACATCACTAGCTGTGGAGGGGACTGGCCCCCTCATGCAGGACGCTAAGGCGACGGGGGGCTCATAGGAAACAAATACCTCGTCCCACGCAGACAAGCAGCTGTCTAGCCCAAGGGATACCATTGTGTCCGAGGAGTACACAAGTGTCTCGACACCGTACTGGCCGTAGTTCACAGTGAAGGAACTTATGGGAACACTGACCCGAGTGTCAAGTGGGCTATCGAAGTACAGGACAACCGTACTCGGTGCTGAGAGTATGGCCTCTTTTATCTGCGGAACTGACATTCGGCTCTTCCCTTGTACAAGGTTTTACCCTGCTGTCTAAGGGAAGTCGAAGCCCCACGAAAGCTACCTCACATCAGTTTGTCCCTACCTATTGACATTATGTAAGGTTTGCTTCCATGCCTTGTATCTCCCCCCTCTAAGCGTATACTATTTCCGGACCGTGTCGCCGACCAATGGGTGCCACTTTCGTCCTTAAATTTGAACCTTTCCCCCTCCTTTAACTTTCCAAGGGCAGTGTGGTGCTCGGGGTGTAGAACAGCCTTGAACTCAGACCCCTTACTGACCACTACCCTGTCACCCTGCTTTCTTACGGAAGTATCCGGACCTTTGGCTGCGAGTCTTTTGAGAGTGGCTTGGGCAGCCATGTCTCTTTCTACCTTGGTTCGCCTGGCGGGAGAAGTCGCCTTTACCGGTTTAGCTTCTTCAGATCCTTTTCTGCACTGCCCCGCTGTTCCGTACGCTTCACCGGACGGTTTCACGCAGCGAGTGAATTCGTACGAATCAAGT